CGCCACATTGGTATTGTCGCCGTTGGTGATGCTTGTTACCGTGAGTAATGGCGCGTCCAGTTCCAGGCAGCGACCCTTCGGCACATCATAGGTGCGCGTCTGCTGATGAGCATAGAACCACTGACCCGTATCGCCATCGAACTCGCGCGAGCAGCGTTCTAGCAGCCGCTCGATGAACACATCATCGCCCGGCTCGGCGCTTTCCATTTGCGGCAATCCCAAAAACTCGTCTAGGGCCGCGTAACTGTTCGTGAGACTCATTTAGACTTTTTGGTGACGCTCTTGATCAACTTCTTGATAAGCGGCGGCTCTACTCTAACCACTATGCCCGCATTTTTGAGTCGAAATGCCGCCTTGAAGCTTGGCAGGTCAATTACCTGACCATTCTTGTACTGCTTGTGATCTTTCAGAAACTTCACCCAGGGCATGAGATTCTCCTTATCGTATATAGCCACGATTTCTAAGCAATAGCGGACCAAAAAATAGGGCGGTTAGGACGCGCCGAAAGGTCTTTTTCTCCATGCCGCCAATCACAGTGAAGGCACAAAAGAGCCAGGTATAGACCATCACCGATAGCCCAGCACACGCCCAGAAAAGAATATAGTCAGTCGCGGGCGTGTGCATCTGTCCACATCAGCCACGCACCGAATAGCCCCAGCGCGCATCCTGAAATCGTAAGGGTTGGCGCAAGAACCGGAAGCGCATGATTGAGTAGCCAATCCAGAAAGCCGATAACGTCCATCAGATCACCGACGCCGCCGCGACTTCGGCGGGCGTGGCCGCGCGGTTGAGAACGAGACAATGGGCTAGATAGCCGTCCCACGGGAGATTAGGTACAGTTGTTTGCGCGCCAAAAACGGTATTTGTAGCCGAAAGAGCGCCAACCCATGTGCCGAGTCCGGTTTGTGTTGCTCCAGACTGGACACCACCGATATATGCTTTGACGGCATCCCCGGATACACTCACAGTAATCCCCAGGTGTTGAAATTCCGTTGTTGACTGTGAACCTGCCGTCACAATCTTTGTAGTTGCTCCCGCAATGTAAACAAACTGCAAATTATTATTAGCATTGGCCTTATCAATGCGCACCAAGTTGTTTCCATCTACCGCAAATCTTACTTGATGGTGAAATAATCCGTCCGTCCAAATGGCAGAAGACGAAACCCTTGACCATATCAGAATCGAGAATTCTGCGGGCGTGAACGCCGTCCTGAATCCCGCTGGCGGCTGCATGAAGTCGTTTGCGCCATCGTATAGCGGGCAGGTCAGGCCGTCGCCCGCACCTTGCTGGCCCAACGTCACCCCCGTATATGCGCCGTGGAATCCGAGACCGGAGTAGTCCAGCGCAACCGCGCCATTCGGCTCGCCGCCCGGCCAGTAGCCGATTAGCGACGAGCCGAACAGGGTTTTCATCCGGGCCAGATACCCGGCGTCGTCAAACAGCAGGATGCGCTTGCTTCCGTGAAGCATCTAAGTTCCTACTCCAAGCACTGTCACCGCGCCCAGAACAGTTCCGCCCAGACGACAGCGTACTTGCCCAAGACCGGCGACTATCACCGTCCACAGGCCCGGCGCAGCGGTCATGGTCACGACGGCCCCGCCTTCGATGGGCGTGACGGGCAACTCGTACCAAGCTGAGCCATCAATCGAGCATTCAAAAAACACATCACCGGATTGGCCCGAGGGCGGCGCGGAGGGCGAGGCCGAGGGGCTAACACTAGCGCTCTGCGAAACACTGACTGATCCCGATGGACTTACCGAGGGGCTGACTGATGGTGAAACCGATGGTGAAACCGATGGGCTGATTGACCGGCTGACCGATGCCGATGGGGATGCAGAAATACTCGCGCTCGGCGACGGCGAAATGCTGATGCTCGGCGAAATCGACGGGCTGACCGAACCACTAACCGATGTGGACGGCGACGCCGACCCGGACGGAGAAACGGAAGCAGAAATAGAACTGGATGGGGAGGCGGATCCGCTCGGGCTGGCCGACCCGGATGGACTGGCGCTCCTGCTCGGAGACACCGAGGGGCTAACGCTGATTGACTGAGATTTTGACCCGGACGGAGACGCTGTCCCGCTGGCACTGCTGCTCGGAGAAATCGAAACCGATGCAGACCCGGACGGCGAGGCGCTGGCACTCCCGGCAGCAGCATAGCTCACCTGAATACCGAGCCGCGCCAGACCGGAAACATCTAGCGGCGTGCCGTTGCCTACAGCCTCAGCCGCATTCTGAAAGATGTGGCGGACGGTAAATGCCTTATTCATGGCACACCGCCTTAGTCATCTTTGACAGCATATTCGAGTTCGATGTAGGCTTCCCCGGCTACTGTCGCGGCCACGCCGGTATGCCGCACGAGCACAGGCGTATCAGCTGCAACATCAGCCGCAGCCGTTATTAGCGTCATCGCTGTTTTTACGCCAACCGCCTTTGAATTCTCATATGCGGTAGCGGCGACAATCTCCGCCCCGCCGACGGTCGTACCGATAGACGCCGTACCTGCCGCAACTGTGCCAGTCGTCGCGCCAGTGTAGACGATGCGAGCAGAGAGCAATTTGACCGGCTTAGAATGGCGCAGAATGCAATCGTCTTTGGTCGTGCCCGCGCCATTATCGATGTCGAAATTTTGCGAGCGTGCGATCTTGAACTTCGCGTTCGGGGATTTGTAGAGCGGATCAACGGGCATGATGTTTTCCCTTTCGTAAGCCCCGGCGGAGTTGCCCCCGCCGGGGTGATCGTTGCCGGGTTAAGTCTCAGACTCAAACCCCACAATTGTAAGTCAGTGCAGCGCCCTCTGTGTCCCTCTGCAACAGACCGAATCGCAACGTCGCCGTGATCTCGGTGATGTCCGCGCGCGGGACGCGCACGGTTTCGATCTTCACGCGCCGCTTCCAGCCGAAGAGCCATTGATCCCAACGCACTGCCAGGATCGCGCCGGTGGTATTGTTCGACTGAGTGGTCAAGTCGACCTTGCCTGCCGTGTTCGCCTTGAGCGGATTGGTGCTCGAGAGCCAGTGCATGAACCAGGACGTATACACCTTATACGCCCAGATGCCTTTGAGCAACCCGTTTTCCAAAGTGGCGTTTGTGAAAACGTCCTTCGTCTTCACGCTCGCCAAATACGCGGCTTTCTTCGACACATTCGGATCGACGATGAAATCGACCTTCGAGGGATCGCCTCCGATGAGGCCCGCCGTCCCTAGCAGCCAGGCGGTATCCATGAAGTCGGTATCCACGAGCGTGCCCGATCCGCTGCGGCTGTTGGCGGTGGTCGTTACAAGCGGCGACTTGCGGAGACCATCGATAAGCAGATAGAACTCAGTGCCGCCAGGCGTGCCGCCGATGGTGTTGATGTTGGTCGTCGCGCCGGTGGCGGTGTCGCCATCGATGACCGCGTGCTCCAACCGTTCACCGGTTGCCATTTCCAGTTGCGTGCGCAGTTGTGAGGCCCACGGGATGAGCGAATCTTCCTCCATCTCACCCGTATACTGCGTGCGCGCGCCGCCTTTGGCGACGGTCAAGGTATTCTTGGCCGTGCCCATCTTCGAACTCGGTACGGTGGCATTCGGGGTGAGCGTCGTCGCGTTTTCATCCGTGGTCTGGGCCACTTTGTAGAACGTGGGGTCGCCCGACTCCAGCGGGATGATGATGCTCTCAACGCCTTGCAGCACTTCGACCTGCGGGAGTTTGTCCAGCACGAACGTTGCCGCGCGCACAACCGGCCACAGGCGGCGACTGTATTCCTGTCCCACCCACTCGTCGCCGTAGTTTGCCAGCGTCGAGTAGTTGACCTCATTCGCTTTGGCCGCGTCCAGAAAGTTCGCAGGCTCAAAGCCCAGCGCCTTGAGCGCATAGCGGCCCTGATCGCCGAGGCTGATCTTCTGGCCGGTCATGTCCATCGCTTCGGATTTGTCCTCGGCGATTTTGATTGCGAGCGCCTTCAGGCCGGATTCGCTCAGCGCTTTTGCGCCGATGGCTTTGGCTCCGCCCAATAGTGCACCCATGAAGGCCATATCCGCCGGGGACATGCCGTCATATTTGCGTGTATCGGCGAAGCGGGCCTGGGCAGGCGCATCGTTCGGATCGCCCATCGGCAGACGTCCACTTGCGACGTACTGCGCTTTGAGCGCGTCCAGTTCTTTCTTCGCTTTCTCTTCGGCGGCTTTTACCGCCGCGTCAATGCGTTCCTGCTCTTTGGCCTGCCGCGCGGCCTCGGCCTCGGCAGCGGTCTTCTCGCATGCGGCCTTCGCGGCCTCACGCGCATCGAGCAGAGTGATAAGCTCTTTCTCGTCCATGTCTAAAACTCCTTTTGTGGAATGAGTCGCGCTCGGCTCTGCCGCGCTTCCCGCGCCTGTGGCCTGTGGCGTTGCGCTGTTGATTTCTACACCTAAAGCTTTGAGCGCCGTGACTGCGTTAGCGGTCATCATGCGCGGCTCCATAGGCTGTACCGTTAGCGTGTCCCGGATAATGGGCCACGCTTTCAGTTCCCCATTTTTAGCCTTGACAACTTTTGGCACATCGGCTTCTGAAGAGTTGCCAATGAGTCCTGATTTGATAAGTTCGGTGATCCATTGCATGTACTTTGCGCGCCGACTGAGAACGCGTTCAACCCATACACCGAATTCGTTGATCTTTGCGGTCTTCCAATCCACATAGCCCAGGATGTCATTCTTCCCCAATCCGTCAACATGTGCGGCCTTTCCGTGCTCCCAATCTATCGGGACCTTGCCGGTCTTCGTGATTGCACTTTCAAAGACAGTTTTTTCAGTAAAGAATTCCCCCAGACTGCCATCATCATTTTTGTTCGGACTACCAATGCCCTCCAGATCACGCCCGCCGAAAAGCACGATGTAATTAGCGCACCGGAATTCATCCGCCGTTTCCGAGATGGCTTTCAACGCATTGCCGACTTCCCCCGGATCACCTACCTGTTGCTCATCGGGAAAGCCGAGTTCTTCCATGTCCTGCACGATCTCGCGCGCTTTGGATTTTACGCCGCGTCCCAGTTTGATGTCACCAGTCGAATGCCGCGCACCCGCTTTCATGGCGTCCGGCACATTCGCCATGAGTGCCTGCATATGTGCCAGTGCATCAGCGTGAGTCGGATGACATTTGACCGGCTCACTGTCGCCGTCCTTCATAACGCATAGACCATCTGGGGATAATTTATACGGCACGGTCATTACTCCAAAACAAAAAGGCCGCCCCAACTCGGCTTGACCAAGTGGGGTGGCCCTCAGGCTCGTGATATGTGATTATGCTTCTTGCGCTATTCGGCTTTCAAACTCTGCACCTGCACGAATGGCGCGACCCGCAGAGTGTTTGTCCGCTGGTCATAGAGTATTATGGCATCTTTTCTCTGAGAGCGCAATAGACGCACAATCTCACATAACCGCTCTTCCCAATTCGTTTCCGGGATGACGGAAATCGTCGGGATGAGAGGCGTAATATGATAGATCGCATGCGGTTCGCTCATAGTCCCATCGCCTCCGCGCCGCGCCGGATGCGGTTGCGCATGTTCTCGACCATCGTCTCTACCCATTTGCGCATGACCTCATAGGCAACCGGCCAGCGTCCCAGGTGAATGTTGGCCTGCCACTCACCGCGCCCGTCACCGACGATGTAGCGCGCGGCTTCATGGGATGATCCAATACGGTATGAGCGGCCCTCGCGTATCCAGTACGAAGATTGCCCGAAGCGCCCCGTGCGCACATAACCCTGCCGGAGTAAAAACGGTACAGCATAGCCCGCATATGCGCCACCTGGATAACCGCCACTGGCTTCCTTCTCAGCCTGCTCTAGACCCGCTTGTATTTCGTCATCGGTGATTTCTGGAATCATTGCACCAAGTTTGTTGAGACCAAGTTGAACGTTGTCAGTCAGGCGCTCAGTGATTTGCATCAGAGCAACCTCTCGCCCGTCTTTGGATTCAAAATTTCACACTGGCATCTGTAACCCCCACAGTCAAGCTCTGCACCAGGTGTACGTGGATAGTAGTTACGTTCTTTGAACCATGATAACCGGTGCCGTTGGCTATTAAGTTCAAGACAGGAATCGCAATGTTCAGTATCTCCATACCGCCATTCGCCTATCGGATCGCCCATCGCCGTTGTTTTGATGTCGTTCAAGAAACTCTCGAAGGCTGCCGCCCAAAACGCTACGCGCTCAGGCACGATGTCGAGGTCTGATTCCTTATTGGTGAGCCAGTCTGAGAAATCATTGACGAAACTCTGTTGCTCCTTCGCCCAATCCTGAATCTTGCCCAGTTCATCCGGCTTGGCTTCGTCTATGTTGCCGCCGCCCTCTTCCCACGCGATTCTGAATCCCTCGCGCGCATAGTCTTTGATAGGCCCCTTCATCTGACGGCGAAAATCGGATTTGCTCAGGCGGTGGCTGCCGCGCAACAGACTCTCAATCAGTGTCCCGAGATCGTCCGTATAGCCTGAGAGCATATCATCTATCGTCGCTGCGGCTTTAGTAGCGTACAGGATTGGCATTTGAGAAGCCAACCGTACAGCCACATGCGCCGCCGCCAAGTCATGTTTGAGCGATGTCATTGTAGCGTCTAAGTTCTGCAACGGCCTCGGCTAACACATCGGCCCCGCTTGTCTCACGTTCGAAAACCTGCCGCACGTCTGCCGCTGTCTGCGCTGATTTGAGCGCCGTTCGGATACGGGTCGCCTGGAAGAGTGTCAGCGCGCGCGGCTCGAATTCGCGTCCGCCTTGCTTGCCCAATCGTTTGAGCGCGAAATTCTCCCAGGCTTTGAGTTCAACTTGTTGTGATTGCATCTGTGCATTATCAGTAGGCAGAGCATTGCCTTCCGGTTGTGCCATTGGCGGAGTCTGTTCTGTGCCATTCGGGGAAGCAGGCGGAAGTACAGGCTCAGGCTTGGGCGCTTCCAACTTTGGCCCCGGTGTACTCGGCCCGATCTGCGACGTAAATAGGAAACCGCGCGGATCGAGATTGCTGGGTGGCTTCTCGGCCATTGCAGAGAGTACATCAGTATCGAGTTCGAGCGGGCCCTCGTTGTAGTATTCTGAACGCACCTCATTGACCGTGTGCGTCTTTTCGTATTCGGCCTGCTCCTGCAAATCCAGGATGCGATTCGTCTGCCGCATGTCCTCGAATTCGCCGCGTAGGCCCTCGCCATACAGCGGCATAAGTTCAACATTGAATTTCTCGGAGAGTTGTACGAGCATCGGCCAGACACCAAATTCAATCAGCGTAGATTTGCCCGCGATAGCATTCGCCTCGGTCGCATTGACCGCCAGAATGCTCGCCAAGCCCGGCGCGAGTTTGCCGTAGATTTCTTCTTTGGTAAAGTTGCGCGCGGCCAGAAATTCCATATCCTTCTGCGTAGCGCTGGCCTGAATGAGTTGGAGTGAGTCGCCCACGCCGCGCAGGAGTGTGACGCCCGCTCGGTTCGTGCCGCCCCATTCCTGGTAGCGCTCTGCTTTGATCTTTTTCCATTCTGGATCTGCGACCATGTGCTTGAAGGCTAAGATAGATGGCAGCTTGGCATTGTTCTTGTCAAAGTGCGCCAGATTCCATTTCTGCTGTGCCAAGTCTCCGAACGCATCCAGCGCCAATGATTGTAAAGCCGATAACCCGACGAAAGGATTCATCGGGTTGCTGGTTTTCATATGAACGATCTTCCACGGCTCAATGATCTCACTAGTGTAGCCGGGTGGCATGAACTTGTAGCCGCTGATGTAACTGCGGCCATCCGGCACGGGCACAATCATGTGCGACGGCACAATCCACATTTCATCCGGCGGCGTGTTCTCAGATGGCGCATTGAGATAGCAATACAGATTACCAGTGATGCGATACATCGTAAACGCATCGCGCAGGAACTCGCCCCGACTCTGCGTGGGGTTAGGGCGCTGTAGCAATTGCTCGAATTCGTGATTGGGGATTTCTTCATCATCTGCGCCGCCTGGCTCGCCGACGATACGCGTCACACTATATTCGCCTTGCGCCGCGATCTCAGCCGTGCGGTCGATAGCTGTGCTAATCCAAGTCAGCACCGCGTACAGATGCATCTGCCGCTCAGCATCATATGCCTGCGGCATGTCCCAGCGATAGCCCTCTGCCATCGAGAGCATTTCGCCGGGCGCGTGATAGGCTTGCGCTTTGGTGTAGCCGAGTCGAGCGGCGAGGCTGTCTAGGATTCCCATAGTTACCACGCAATCAAATCGCTGACGCTGTGTAATGCAGACCAGTGCGCCATCACAACTGCGTCGCCTTTGTCGGGACTTCGGCCAAGACGCGCCTTGATTTCTTTTTTCTCTTCGAGCAGCACGCCCGAAGTCGTCACCTTGAAACGCGGCGCGGCCAAGTCGGCCAATAATTCAGGGTCATCGGGAAGGGCTAGATTATCGCCAAGTTTCGGGTCAAGGGCTTCACGCAGTTTCCAGTACGAGGCCGCTCTGACGTTGCGGAATTTTAGGCGGCCTGAGCGGTCGCGTATGTCACCGGCGCTCTCAGAGTTGTTGATTGCCATTGCTGGTATGCCCGCATAGGTCAGGCTATCAAAGCCGGAAGCGCCGATGCCGATCACGTCCACGCCTACCTGTGCGCCATCCTCAACCAGAGACACAATCAGGGCCGCCGCCGTTGGCCCGTCCGGAACAGACGCACCTGGATAGACGACGAGCGGCCCGTACCATGTCTCGTATACGGGCGCAATCACCATTTGATCGTCGCCACCGCGCACGAGGTCGGCCCCCAGCGCCGTCATGGGGATAGGCGTCTCATCTGCCTTGCGGGGGCGCTCAGGTGTCCAACGGGCCTGAGCCGCCCGTATCCATTCGGTCGGAATCACCTGCCATGGATTGACGATCTTGGCCGCATCAAAGTTGCCTTTGAGCAGTGAGCGCAGCGGCTCAGGCAAAGCGTTGATGGTATCCCCGTATCCTGTGCTGGCGAGTATCGGATTATCCGCCAGCCCGGCGTGATAGAACGTACGTGAACGGGGTGCGATAGTTTCGCCCGCGTGCTCAAAAGGCTCGCCGTTTTTCCGTTCTACTTCTTTTCCATCTACCATTGCGTACCAGCGCATTTCGCCGTCATGGGCCGGATGCGGATGTTGCCTGTCGAGCCACGGTGCAAAGTAGCGCGTCACCCATTCGCTGGCCTCGTCCATAGGTGGGTTGAAAGTCAGTGCCACGCGGCACTTCTGGCCCGGCTTCGTGCTCCGGTTCCAGGCCGTCACAAAACGCATCTGACTCTCTGTAAATTCGGTCACTTCGTCAAAGCCGTAAAAGTCGTAAGGGCGGCCCTGATAATTTTTCTTGTCATCTTCATACTGCATCGCCGCGAAGCGCACGGTTGCACCGGTCGCCAATTCCCAGCGGTGAAGCGTCTCATTGTAGTGATCCTTCAGCCGTGTATCAGCATCCGCGTTGAATATCTCGCGCGAGCGGGCCTCAATGCCCTCGAGTCGCGGAAACTCGCGACGAAAGATTATGGCGCGCGTGTGCTTCGTGCCTGCAAAGCCCATGAGTAGGTCTGTCTTTCCTCCGCCCGACGCGCCGCCATAGCCGATAATATCCGCTTCGCTTTCGTAAGCAGCAGTTTGCGGGCCGGGCTGCGGCATCCAGATGGGGCTACTTATCGCCTGTGGACTGGCTTGCCGGAGTAACTTCTCTGATTTCGCTTCGTGGTATTCCTGCTCCGACAAATAACTCTGTAGCAAGGTCATCGCCAAATTCCTGAATCACATCTTCCGGCGCAACTTTCTTTTCGCGCAGAAGGGTGATCACTTTATCGCGCCAGGTTTCAACACTCATCGGTTGCGTGACCTTGCCCTCATCTCTATCCATTACAGAATTGAGCAAGCGCGCATCCGGTTCAAATAAAAGAGCAGCGTAGACTCTCAAGACAACTGCTTGTTTTAGAGTCATCTCGCCGCCGATGGTTGCTAATTGTCCCGCAATAACCTTGCAGTATTTTGCGGCTTCGAGTGGCGACATATTTCCGGTCTCACTCCAAATTTCTTTCCAACTTTGCCCGCGCTTCGGTGCGCCCGCTGGATTCGGGGGCGGCGTTCCCTTTTTCCATTTCCCGTTCTTGTCACGTAATACCCGCGTATTATTACGTTGCTTTTTCATATTAACTACTCGGCGATGGCGACGCGCTCGGGCTACTGCTGCCCGATGGGCTAATAGATGCGCTGACTAATTCAAAGTTGAATGCAGGCAGCACACGCCATTGAGTGCGGTAACTGATTTCACTCTTACTATCGCTGGCGTACTTGGCGCGGAACTGGACGAAGTTCGTACCCGCCTGCGCGACATCGGCAGCCGAGAAAGTCCATGAGAAAATACCTGAGGCCGCCGTCACAAGCGCAAATGTACCCGTGATGGCCGTCTGGACTCCACCGCGCTCGACGATGCCGGTGATCGTTGCGCCGGTCAGGTCAATGGCGTTGCCATCATCATCTTTCCATGTGATCGTTTGCAGACGTTTGCGCGCGTGCTGGACTGCGGGGGCGAGGGCCATAAGATTATTCTAAGCCGTCTTTTGAATCTGTTTTAGTTTATTTTTGTAGCGACGTATAGCTATCAAATGACCTTCAGCCAATTGACGCTCTTGTTTTATCAATTCCCTCAAAAGCGTGATTGATGTTGGCATAATTTCTACAACTTCTTTCTTCAACATATCTCTCCTCCAAAATATCCCAACACGATCTCATCCCACCCCGGCGTTTTCGCCATCTCGCGCCAGCCCTTCGTGTAACGCTGATTTCTGAAATCTGCCGTGCGCCACTTCGAGCGCGTTAGGTTGCCGCCATGCCGGATGTCCAGATTTGGCATTTCTGATTTCCAATTCTCAACTCTCTGCCCGCCAACGGCCTGCTTGAGTCCCGGCTCGTAATGGCGATTAAAGCCTTCGCGCTCAATCTGCGCGATACGCTGTTGATAGTAGTCTAACAGCAATTCCCGTGAGGCGCAAAGGCCGCTCACCTGCTGGCAATCGTCCCAGGCGACCGCATAGCCATCCGGCCAGCGCACATGGATCATATTGATATTATAGTAGAAAATGTCAGGGCGCAATGGGACAAAGTCAAAATGGGAGGGGTGATAGTAAACATCATGCTCGGCCAGAAAAATGCAATCGCCTTGTGCAGCTTCCAGGCCCGCCAAAATCTGCCTGTGCATTGTGAGAATTCCGCGCTCGGCCTGGATAATCACAGTCGGCCAAAATCCGACAGCCATTCCTAAAGAGACATAGATGATTTCTATATCTCCTGCCGCGCATATCAGTTGATTTCGACATAGAGCCGCCAGGTTATCGGGCAGGCGGTTATCGGTGTAATAGATGATTGACTTACGCATAGATTGCCCGCTTATCCAGCCGTTTATGTGTCAGATAAAACTTGCGCTCACTATCGCGGATATGCCGTAGCGTCTCAGCGCCCGCCGCCTCATGCCACCCCGGAAGCGGCTTGAATTTGTTGACCAGCCAGGCTAATGATAACACCTGTTTCGGCCAGGCATCATTGAGCCAGAGATTGCGGCTGTACTCGCGCGCACGTTCCTGGACTGACCATTGCATTTGATAGGGAAAAGAGAAATCAGCGCGGGTCCGAAACATATGTGCAAACCATGTGCCGCGATGTGTTACCAGGCGCCCGCCGGAGAGCCACGCTTTACAGGCAATCTCTGTTCCCATCTGTCCCCAACTACCTGTTGCCTCATCCAACCCACCCAATTCCAAATATCTATCGCGGCTCATCACAAAGCACGCGCCAATGCAGGTCATCGTATCCGCAATATTGCCGTCTGCGTCCTCTACCCGCCTGCCCTTCCAGCCGTCCCGATACTGAAAGTGCAACTCATGATCGAAGCGCCATAAATCCGTACTCGTCCCGCCGCGCGGCTTCCAGACCATTTCGCGCTTGTGCTCTGCGAAACCACATTTCTCACACTGCACCAGGCTCGGCCCCATGTAGGTATGATGACCACAGGTCACGCAGACCCAATCGAAAACGTGCAGATTGCGCTGGACAGGAACCAGGGTCCAATCAGGATGTCCCTCTAATGCCTCTACACACTTGCGGTCAAAGCCCTGGTCGAGAGCGCAGTGCGCATCTAACTTCATCACATAGCGGCCCTGCGCTTCTTTGGCTGCTAGATTCGTCGCCGCCCGCTGGCCGACAGGCTCAGCCAACTCTAGCAAGCGCAAGCGTGGGTGCACTGGGGGCCGTTCGCCAATGTGCTCGCCGTCAATCACAGCAACGACTTCCGTATCGAGTTCCGAGTGCTCCAGAACGTCGGCGACAGTGCGAGCCAGCCACTCCTCTTTACGCGCCGGAATCAGTACAGACAAATCAGGCATATGTCAGGGATTCCCAATCTGTCCCTTTCAAATCAGCCTCTGATAATATCCACGGATAACAGAGGCCATCTGGCTTGTGCAAAACGAGTTTGCCGTCGAGCAGTTGACCCCAGTATTCGTTATCGCCCCATTCGAGTTTAGTGACTCGATCACCATTGGACATGATCCGAAGCGCCTCAAAGAAGTCCATCAGATTATCCCTTCACAAATAGCCAACTCGGACATTTATCGCCCTTGGTCACAAACCAGGGCAATATTTTATGCGCCGAGGTATAGGCATTCACGGCCTCGATGACGCCGAAGGGGATGGGCGTCTGTTCGTGGCCTTCAGGTTTGTAGTCGTGTCCACATACCATCCCACCTGCGCGCACGATAGGTGCCCAAGCAATGATGTCCTGCACGATGAAATCAAAGTGATGATTCCCATCTATGAAAACGAAATCGAGTGAGTTAGGCTTGAAACGCTTGACCGCTTCCAATGATGTTTCGCGGATGATCTCCGCATTGAATTGATTCTGCTCATTGAGCCGATGTATCGCCACTCGATGAAAATGATCTAGCCGTGATTGCGAGACGGTATCGGCATAGCGGGGATATGCCTTGTAAGGATCAATGCAAAACAATTTGACGCCCGGAATCGCGCGGAATATCTCCTCAGCATAGCGGCCCTCTTCCGTGCCGATCTCGGCTCCGACTTTGTAGCCCGCCTCGCGCCACAACTCCAAGAGTTCCCGATGGCGGCTCATGTGCAATGAGATGGGGCTAACCATCAATTTGCCATCCAGATTGAAGCGTTTGTAAATCAGGTCAAGTGCATTCATGCGGGATTCCAGAAATCTGCCAGGTCAACAAAGTTGCTCAGCACAACCGTGTGCGGATTAGCCTTGTCGTATACCGTTTGATGTGTAAATAGCGGGAATACGCAGTCATAGCCATACTGCTTGTGATAACGCCCGTTGGCGTCGTGAGCCACGATATAGATGGCATTGGCGGCCAAGCGCGCTATTTCTTCTGCCCGCCGGTAATCGGGCGAGTGGTCAACAAGCGCCACATCCCAACCATACTCAATGGGTGCGTCATCCCAGTCCTTGACGAATAGAACCTGATGGTCTGCGCTGGAATATTGCAAGCCCCATTGGTGCCAGCCCGGATCATTGTCAATCGTCGTGAGCTTTCGGCTCTGGATCGTGCACAGCCAATGCAGAACGGGCGTCGAGAACACGCCCACGCCCAACTCTAAGACAGGGCCGCGCGTCTTCAGACACGCCTGCAGCAGCGCGGGCATGTGAGTGCCATAATTCACGGATACCGACAGGCGTTGGGCCATCTTTTATGCCGTCACTCTTTCGCCCAGAACAAACTCATGATAGATGTCCGCGACTTTTAGACGGCGGCCAGGAATATTCATTTCGCAATTGAATGTATCGGGAATTAGACAGACCCAATGTAGAAACTCATCCTTATCAACGATATAGCGGTATACGTCCTGAATGTTCTGCGGCAGACCCAGGCGCTCCCGCTCACGCAGGGTGTTGATGAGTGTATGTGGATTATTGCCCCAGGTGATGTTGCCCATACGTAGAATGGTTGTGTAACCCTGTGGCCCACCCTTAACCCACTCCTCCATCAATCGCTTATGCCTGGCGTAGCGGGAGTTTGAATAAAAAATGCACAGCGATGAAAAATAAATTAGATGATAACAATTTTGCTCTAGAAGCAAATCAATCTCGCGTTGATACTCGCTCTCGCGCGTCTCCTGAGAATTGCTCACGCCCGAGCAGAAAAATGTAAGATCGGAACTATCAATTCCGCCTTCACGCAGGGCCATGGCAATGTCACCGTTGCCTACTATTGTCATGCTGGTTCCTCTTCTTCCCAGTATTGGCGCCGCAAGTCCGCCATAGTTCCCCACGGCTCCACGCGCTCGGTGATGTTCTCGGGCGCGGGCGTGCCATAGCGCCTGTGCCAACGACTGAGTTGAGTATAGCCCATCGCCGCCTGATGCACAAAGACCACGCATGGCATAGGGGATTCCACGCGCTCATAACTATCGTGGCGGCCATAGAGTCGGTCGCCATCATGGATACCCGGCTCCCCCCACCATATTTTGTGGTCAGGCATAATTGTCAACGAATCATTAGGAAAACGCTCGAAGCGAGCCGCGAGATTGGCGCGCAAGGTCTCGGTCTGAGCGATGCAGCCCCACATGCCGCCGCCGCGCGTCTGCCGGTCGGAGACACGCCAAAAGAAGTCCTTGCCGTCCTGGGCGAACCAATAATTTTTTTCGTAAAAGAAAACTCCCGGCGGCGGGCGATGCTCGAAATGACAGGGCGCATACAGCACATCATCATCTATCACGGCGACATATTCAGTCTCGACCGCCTGCGCGCCGATAAAGAGCTGCCAATAGGCGTTGTATTTGTTGGCGCCGATCTCACCCACGCAGAGATTGTGCCCGAATTCGATGGGCCGTTGCGAAACGCTGACGACAGGATAGCGGCCCTGTGTCACGTCGAGCAAGTTAGCGCGGATGCGCCGAGCCGTCTCATCGGATAGACGGTTGGCGGTTGCCAAGAGTAGAGTCAGGTCAGGCATTGGGATGTGTGCGGGCATATTCAGCCTGCAAGGTTCGCCAGTTCTCAGGCCACGTCGGCACAGGTGCAAAACGGTCAATCAGCCAGCCGATGTCATGCTTCGCTTCCGGCCACTCATTGAACATCCAGTGCCGTGCCGTCCACAGATAGGCGCGTTTGATCTCCTTCATGCTGATTCCATAGCCGCGCGTATCGGCTTGCTGGTGTAAATGTGCATACCACGCCGCTTTGTTGACGACGACCTTGCCCTCCCACGGTCCCAGCCAGGTGCGCAACCCCAAATCAGCAGGCTCCATATAAGACAAACCGTAGCCCTCGACTTGCATCCCCTTCAGTTGATTCAAAAAGAAATCGCGCTCGACAAACCACGCCGAACCGTGATGAGTTAGTGTCTCATCAATCGGGCTGACGTCCGCGCGTGCTTGCGTGCGCTCCCACCAATAGCCGCCGGCCGCGAAGCGATAACCCTTTTTGTCGCCTAAGGGGAAATTCAAGAGCCAATAATCGCAGTGGCGGTTATCGCGCGGCTCCCAGGTCTGTTCATCGAGCGTGAAAAAACGTGGGACGACCATCCAGTTAGGCTCCATGTGTTGAGGCAGAATCTCGTCAATGCCTTCACTGACTGCGCAATGGGCATCAAGTTTGAGCAGGTATTTTCCGAGCGCCTGCGCCGCGGCGAAGTTGATGCTCAGTTTCAGACCGGTATACTCACGGTCAAAGACACGCAGACGGGGATGATTGGGGAGAGATTTGTAAGGCGGGCCATCCTGGACACAGATGATCTCGTAATCGCCTGTCAGGCGCTCGTGCAGGTGCGCGATCATGCGCGGCAGATGGCGTTCATTGCGCGCCGCAATAATTACGCTGACGTTAGGCATATAGTTGGCACGAAACCGCCCTTTCCAGTCTAACCATTCTGCCTCTTTACATTGCTATATAGCATGGTATTATATGAGCGTAAGTAAGGACATTAAAAATCTTCCGGGGTCTTGCACGCGAATGAGCGGAAACGTGATAAGCCTCTGGCTACACCAGTTCAACTCTGGGAAGGCGGTCGGGAACCGGTAGCCTGCTGAGCGAAGCCTGAAACGAAACTCATTCGCGGGCCAGACCCCGGAAGCAAAAAAGGAGATAAGACAATGGCAACCAAGTTCAGGATCGTCTATACCCGACCTGACGGCAGCAGGGACGTAGCTTTTGGAGAACTGACCAAGCGCCAGGCCGAAGCGCAGATCAAGTATCTTAGAAATCAAAAGCGGCAACAGAATATTTTTGAAATCGTGAAGGAGCAAGATGAAAAAGTCATCTCCAAAGCCAAAGCGCAAGTCCGGCACACGCCCCGACACTAGCCTGCACCTCGGCCAAGAGCGGCGCGATTGGCTAAAGAAAAATGGAGGCATACAACCAATAATCATGAAACTGATTGACCGCGAGATGGGCCGCTGATAACAGCGGCTCTTTTCATTTCTAGGCATAATCCTGCTCGCGCTCCAGGGCACGCGTCTTCAGTTCTGCGAGCGTTGCGCCGGGCGGGAAATACCACGCCCACCGCTCCAGTACATCGGCGGGCCAGGTCGGCACGGGCCAAAACTTCTCCACGAGCCAGCGCAGATTGTGCTTTCGTTCGGCCCATTGATTCGTCACCCAATACCAGGCGTTATATTCATGCCCGGCGCTGATTTCGGCCTTATCCGGGCGATAGCCGCGCCCATACTTTCGGCCCTTATGAAGGTGCGCATACCAGGTTTTTTTTGAAACACAAATTGTGCCGCCGCCGAGTTGTGTTTTGAGTCCAATCTCCTGTGGCTCGCCCGCGAAGCCACCCCAGTTTTCTTCCACAAGCGGCCCCAGCCACTCGTAATGTTTGCGACTCATAAAATAGCACGATCCCTGCCAACTCATCGTCTCATCAATATCATGACCGTGCAATCGTTCGCGTGTGCGCTCGGGCCACTCCAATCCGTGCATGGAATAATCATCACGTTCCCGAATTGACCAAACGCAATTGCTCAAAAAGTGGTAATCGCGCGGTCCCTTCGGATTATCTTCTATCGCCCACCGTTCCGCATCGAGCGAATAGCGGCGCGGGATGAGCAGCCAGTTATCGGCGCAATCTGCTTTAAGCGTTTCGTCAAAGCCCTCGGCAAATAAGCAGTGCTCATCGCTCTTCATTATCCATTCCCCGCGCACATGCGCGCGCGCGGCATTGAGCGCACCGCGCATCCCCAGGCGTGGATGGCGGATGAGTTTCACGCGCGGGTCTTCGGGCAGGTCAACATCAACGCCATCCAAGCTAATGATGATTTCGATTGGCCCGGCGGCTTTCGCCAGCATATCAGGAATCATGCGCGGCAGAAAGCGCGGATCCGCAGAAGGAATGATGATGCTGACGAGTCCATTCATGCAGTGATCTCCGTAATGATAGTGCCCACTGCCTGCGGCGAATATAACCTGCCAATAGCAGACGGTGACAAAAGGCTCGCAATGCTGGGCGGTGAGAAGAGCACACCGGTTGCGGTCAGAGTAATACCTTCGGAGGCCGAGGCTGAGGGACTAACACTCGCCGAGGGCGAAATTGACGGGCTGATACTGGCTGAAGGACTTAAACTCCCGCTCGGCGAAATTGAAGGGCTGATA